TATTCTCTTTCTGATGATACTTTCGGACAGGCATCGCTTTCTGCATATAAGCTTGGAACAGCGATCAAGATTTCTGAGGAACTGCTGAACGACAGTGTGTTTGACCTGCCTTCCTACATTGCCCGTGAATTTGCCCGTCGTATCGGCGCTAAGGAAGAAGAGGCATTCTTTGTTGGTGACGGCAAGGGCAAGCCGACAGGCATCTTCCATACCGTAGGCGGTGCGGAAGACGGTGCAACTACTACAGGTGCAAGCATTACATTTGATGATGTCATGGAACTGTTCTACTCCCTCAGAAGTCCGTATCGTAAGAAAGCGGTGTGGGTTCTCAACGATTCCACGGTTAAGGCACTTCGCAAGCTGAAGGACAACACAGGAAACTACATCTGGAATCCGTCTGTTCAGGCAGGTGTACCAGATACCATTCTCAATCGCCCTTACAAGACATCAAGCTATGTGCCGGAAATCAAGGCTGGCAACAAGTGTATGGCATTCGGTGACTTTAGTTATTACTGGGTAGCTGACAGACAGGGACGCTCTTTCAAGAGACTGAATGAACTCTTTGCTATGACCGGACAGGTTGGCTTTCTTGCAAGTCAGAGACTGGACGGCAAGCTGATTCTCCCGGAGGCTATTAAGACACTTACCATCAAGAAAGCGTGATGTAAATGATAACGCTGAAAGAAGCGAAGAATTATCTGAGAGTGGATTATGATGAGGATGACAAACTGATTCAGAATCTGCTGCTTACAGCTAAAAATCTGGTAATGGACGTTGGTAGAATGGACGAGGATGCTTTTACCCAAAATGAAGATACCGTGCGGACTGCGATGCTTTTCGCACTTGGTTATCTTTATGAAAACAGAAGTAATCCCGATTATCAAAAGTTAACGCTGAATCTCCGTTCTATCCTGTTTGCACAGAGAGAGGGCGTGATTTGATGGAAATCGGAAATCTGAATCAGAGAATCACCATTCTGGAACACAGAACTGTTATTGACGAAATCGGCAACCACATCACAAAATGGGAAGAAACATTCTCCCTGTGGGCAAAGGTGACTGTGAAAACAGCAAGTGAAACCACTGATGCAGGAATAACCAGAGAGGTACAGAAGCTTGAATTTCTCGTCCGTCAAAGTCCTGCATCACTGAACATCAGCAGCACCAATTTCCGCATCCTGTTCCGAAACAGTATCTACAACATCACAGGAATTATTCCTCTTTATGACCGCAACGATTACCTGAAAATTGAGGGTGAAACAAGAAAGGCAGGTGTGCCCGATGACTTCAATTGATAACATGGCTGCTGAAATTATGAAAGGTCTGACGGAATACGCCGACCTTGCAAATGAGAGCATGAAAAAGGCGGTAAAGAAAACTGCGACTTCTGTCAAGAAAGAGATATCTTCCAATGCACCAAAGGACACCGGTGCTTATGCGAAAAGCTGGGCAGTTAAAAAGACAAAGGAAAACAGCCATTCTCTTGAAATGACTGTACATTCCAAAAACAGATACCAGCTTGCACATCTCCTCGAAAAAGGCCACGCCAAGCGTGGCGGCGGACGTGTGGCAGGAAAACCACATATATCCCCCGCAGAAGAAAGCGGTGTGCAGCTGTTTGAAAAACTGATCGAGACCTGCAAATAAAAGTCAAGCCACAATTCAGTGAATTTACAAACAATTCACAAGATAAAAAATGGCATGACAAAAAGGCCGCTTCCAACTTAAAAAAAGAAGCAGCCTGATGAAAAGATGCGTAGAAACGTTACGTCGCATTCAAAATCTGATTCACTTTGGCATAGTATATTCGCAGAAATTTGTTTGCAGCAGCGATTCTGTAGGAATAATAATGCTTTCCTTCAGAGCGTTTCTTGATGATGAACTGATACACCGGTTCATCTTCTGGTTTGCTCAGGATAAATACTTCGGTTATTTGAAAGAGAACTTTTCTGAGAGCTGCAGAACCACGTTTGGAAATATGCCTGGAGGATACATCAAGCTGTCCCGACTGGTACGGCGGAGCATCAAGTCCTGCAAAAGCTGTAATTGCTCTTCTGTTTCTGAACCGTCTGGTGTCGCCGATCTCAGCGATGAGCTGTGGACCATACACTTTTCCAACACCAAACATGGACATAACGGTATCATATTCAGGCAGCGAAGAAGCAATTCTATTCATCTCCGTTCGGATAGAAAAAGCAGTTTCCAGTATTGTGTTCAGTTGGGAAACAACTTGTGTCACAATCAATTTTACACTCTCGTTTAGCGGAAGAACAGCAATGACTGATTTTGCATAAGAATGGATTTTTTCCGCTTTGGATTCTGAATATCGGTATTTGTTTCTGCTGCACCAGCTTTTGTATTTCGCTTTGAAAGCAGATAGGTACAGCTTAGCAACACAGTCTTTATGCGGAAAAGCATGCAGAAAATCCACCCATTTTTCATGACCGTCTGATTGTCTTTCCAGAGAAGTAAAGAGTCGGTTGATACCCGGAAATACAGAATCAGTCAAAGAAATCAGATTGTTTTTCATCGTGGTCTGTATCTTGATGGATTGATTATACTGTCTGTTCAGCAGCTTTAAGATTTTCCGCTGTTCATCGGCAGGAACATATTCATCAAGTTCTGTCCAGCGGTCGAGTGCATAGGAAGCAAGCTTCAAAGCATCTTTCTTGTCCGTCTTGACCTTTCTCAAAGAGTTTCCGCCATAGTTATGAACTAAGAGTGCATTGACTACGGAAACAAAGATACCGTTGTTATGGAGAAACTGTGCTATGGGTTCAAAATATGTACCGGTGTACTCCATAACAACCTTGGATTCTCCCGGCAGTGATCGGATAAGCTTAACAAGCCGTTTAAGGTCATTGTCGTTATGAATCACATCAAAAGGGGAAGCCACCACCTCTCCGAATGGTCTGAGCACCGCAACCGTGCTCTTGCCTTTGGAAACATCGATACCAACTGCGTTCATAAAATATCACTCCTGTTTGGATTTGTAATCGGAAACCACGCTTTTTCTCATTCCCTATTCAATCTGTTGGGTGACACGAACGCACCGATCTGGCGGCTCAACCTGCAAAAACGAACACTACAATGAAAGCATGGATGACAGTCTCGATCACGGGCGCTTTGTCCCAAGGAGGACATCCGTCATTCCAATCACTGCTTTCATTGTAGCTCAAAAATGAGTGCGTGTAAACCATAGCTGGTTTGCTGTGGATTTACCGACTATACTTATTGTAACAGGAGGCACTCAAATGACCTACGAACAAATCGCAGAAATGATGGAAGAAATGGAGCTGCCTTTCGCCTACCATCATTTTGCCGAGGGCGAAAGCCCTGCACCGCCTTTTCTGCTGTTCTTATCTCCCGGAGAGAATACGTTTTCGGCAGATAATTTGGCATATTTCAGTTGCAAACAACTGGACATTGAATTGTACACAGACAAAAAGCAGCCGGAATTGGAAGAACAGGTGGAGTCAGTGCTTTCCCAGCACGAGATTTATTATACAAAAACAGAAACATTCATTGATTCGGAAGAATTGTATGAAGTGCTCTATGAGATGGAGGTTTGATCTATATGGCAATGGAGAAAAACAAGGTAAAATTCGGTCTGAACAAAGTTCACTATGCAAAAATCACCTCTTATGATGAAGAAGGTGTGCCGACATTTGCAACTCCGGTTCGCATTCCCGGTGCAGTATCCCTTTCCATCGATGCAGAAGGTGAAGCATCCAATTTTTACGCTGACGATGGTGTGTACTATGTGATCAACAATAACTCTGGTTACACTGGAGATCTTGAAATCGCATTGGTTCCGCTTGAATTTGCGACAGACATTCTCGGTGAGAAACTGGATGAAAAGGGCGTTCTCACGGAAACCAATACTGCAGAAGTATCGCAGTTTGCCTTGCTGTTTGAATTCAGCGGCGATAAGAATAAAATTCGGCACTGTCTGTTCTGTTGCTCTGCCTCTCGTCCGGCAACAGAATCCAGCACCATTGAGGACGAAAAGGAAGTTAAAACAGAAACGCTGTCTTTGACCGCAACGGCGTTGAACAGTGGTTTGGTAAAAACTAAAACCTGTGAGAAAACGGATGCTGAGGTTTATGAGAACTGGTACAAGGCGGTATATATGCCCAATCTGGCTGCCGCTGTACAGAGTGGTAAAGCATCCGCAGCATCTGTGAAAGCGTAAGGAGGGTGCAGTATGGCAATTCAGAAGAACATCACCATTGATGGTATTGATGTGCCGTTCAAGGCGAGTGCAGCAGTTCCCAGACTGTATCGCTTGAAATTCCGCAGAGATATTTATCAGGACTTTGCAGCACTGCAAAAGTCTGTGGGAGAAAAAACAGAGAAATCCTCTGCACTGGATATTGAAAGCCTTGAAGTGTTTGAGAACATCGCCTATATCATGGCAAAACACGCCGATGCAGCCATTCCGGCATCGCCGGATGAGTGGCTGGAACAGTTCAACACGTTCAGCATTTACGAAATCCTGCCACAGCTGATTGACCTCTGGGGCTTGAATGTAGAAACACAGGTCAAGTCTAAAAAAAACATCGAAAAACTGACCGCCCGATGACAACGCCCCTGTTCCTTCTCCGATGTGTGCAGATTGGGCTGTCCCTCTCAGAGCTTGATCTGCTCACGATTGGAGTCGTGAATGATATGTTCACGGAAAAGGAAAATGACGAATACGATGGCTGGCATGAGGTCGCTGGGCAGGCGGACTTTGATGCGTTTTGAACCTTTACTTTTTCTACAAAATATGCTATACTAAAGAAAAAAGTGGAGATGAGCCCATGCCCGGATTTGATTGGTGGTCTGTTGAACACAAGGAAATAATTGAAAACGCCCAGAATAATATTGGTGTGAAAATTGCAATAGGTAGTGGCTATGACGGATTAATCACTTGTAATGTTGGTAAACTATTAACAGCAGACTATGATTTGGTGATAAGTTTTCGGCACACATTATCCTGTTTTGTAATTTGGTCAACTGGGTTAAATCGCTCGCTGTCTCGAAAACGTTTTGATGTTGGAAAATCAACAGCACTTTCAAATCTACTACGAGCTGGCATTCAAGAAGATCAAATTATTCCGTTTTATAAACAAATTCGTGATCAGTATCAAAATCCGCTTGGTTACCAAAAAATACTTTTTGTTGGCATTAACAGATTACAAGAAGTAGTTGAACACTATGAGGAGTTCATTTTTCCCAACCCCGACGATGAAGGATACATGGAGCCAATTTGTGTACCAAACGAAAATGGTGATCCAGTGTTTGTTTCAACATCTGATAATGTGCCACAAGTCTTAGTAAACGCCAATATTTCACGTTGCAGAGATCGAATTGATAGAACAAGACGAAACTACAGCTTTCGTAAAGCAGTTTTAGAACGATGGAATAACCGCTGCGCAGTTTGTGGGGAAACTGAAATGATTGTTCTTCAAGCAGCACATATCATAGCCGTAAAAGATGGCGGCAATGATAGCCCCAACAATGGTATTTGTCTTTGCGCTAATCACCATCTAATGTTTGACGGTGAAAATGGTAAACAATTGATAGCAATATCAGAAGACCAGC